GCGTTAATGTTACGATCCTTGTTAGTACCATACCAAACTGATTGCATACGTGTATCAGGATTGTGACCCATCATGTGATTTGTCATGTACGTTACCGTGTTATATGCGCTCCACCAAGTACCCGCACCATATTCAGCACCAGGTTGTGTCTCGATGACTTCCATCGCCGTTTTAGCATTTCGTGAAACTTCTGCATCACCCATCTTCAACGACTTCATCAACTCATCAAATGACATATTGGATTTACCAGTTGTCTTAGGAAACACTCGATTGAAATATGTGAACAGCTCATCTTCGTTATATCGCTTTGATGCGAGGAACTCTGACATCTCACGATATGATTCGAGCTTTTGACTTGCCTCCGCTATAGCGTCTTTCACACGGTCTGCGTCAAACTCTGAACAGTGATTCAAAGAAATACCAAGTGCTGCTTTACCTTCAAGTGACAACGACAGTGTGTTATTACAAACCACTCGAACCGGAGTGAAACGAATATCAACACCTTTACCAAACTGATGAGGATTCGACAACAACAAGTACGAATCAACCTGATCACGACCACCGAAGAGTGAGAATGATTCACTCACCTTTGCAAGTGCCCAGATCATTTTACCATCCTTCAATGAACCAGCGGTGTGCATTTCCATACCACCTTTTTCCACATATTCACCGAAGAACTCAAAAGCATCTTCGTTTTGAACTGGAATCCATTTATCACTCACGATGTCAAGATATTGACCATCGCTCGAACGAACCAAAGCTTGTTTGCCGGGTGCTCGTTCAAAGTTACCATCCTCGTTCTTGTAATAAGTGTCATGTTTTTCAACACGCCAATCAAGACCAGCAACTTCAAGCATTTCACGTGGTGTCAAATCAGGATTCACCTGTGTACCAAGACCATGCCAGGGTACTTCTCCCACATATGCCATTTGTGCTTTACCATTTTTCATTTCAAGTTCATGACTCATAATATATTCTCCTTCAATATTATAGTAATATTTTATCAATAAAAAAGATGTATGTCAAATCTTTTTGGATTTTTACTAACTTCACGCAAGTTGTAACAAACTTGGTGATACAGAATACATTGCATCTTCTGTTTTTACTTTTACTGTTTTACGATTAATTTTTTCAACAGTACCAGTAATATAGCCGTGTCGGCAAGTGAAAGAAACTTTCTGGCCTACAGAAAGATTTGACGCAAGATTAGCTTGGTGAGAGTTTTGTGTCTGTTTAAAAAGACTAACAACAGTACGAAAATCTTCACCTTCCATTTTTGAAAACAGTTTTGAAATTTGATTGAGTTCAGTTTTACTTAACATAATATATTCTCCTAAAGCAGGTCGTTCAATTCAAGCATACCTTTGACATCATCCATTGGCATATATCTCAAGCACGCTACTAGCATAGACTCAGCATCATAACCTTCGTCTTGTACCAATTCCATTACTTTATCACGATAATCATCCATTTCTATTTCTCCTTAAAGATCCTGTGGGTCATATTCAGGCAGATATATTATAAAATAAAAAGGCAAGAATGTACAGTTTTTTTCCTCAATAAAATCAAGGACTTAGAAATTTTTTTCATTTAATTTTGGTCAGAAATTGACCAGGGTGTGTTTTTGTTAATAGAATCAATAACTTAGAGACTAGCTGGGATTTGAAAATTTATTGAATAAAATCAACGACTTAGAAGAGGCCTCTCAGATTGACTCTAAGAGGTTTTGATTAGAGGCCGATAGGTAACCATTAACGAAGGATAAAACAGGCTCAGATTGAATCTCAGAGGATCCTAGGTCAATTTGCCTTCTGTGTATGATTGAAAGTATTTACGAACCATTTTTTCATATGATGATACTGGTTCGCTGAACACCAATGGTGAATCGTCGTTGACAGCCATCAGAATAACGATCTGTTCGATCTCCAGCCCATAGTGTTCTTTCACCATGATAGAATAAGCAGTGCCTTGCATGAAATAATTGAGAATCTGATCCTTGGTTTTTCTGCGGCGTGATGTTTTAAAATCGAGAACAGTGGGCACACCATCGTATTCGCAAATCAAATCAGCTGTGCCTGCGGTCTTGAGTTGATCAGAATACATCTGCAATTCAATACCATAAATCTTATTCACATGCTCATCAAGATATGGTTGAATGGTTTTGAATTTTTCCAATGGAATAGGCATTGCGTCTTTCCATGTTGGATCATTACTAACATATTTTTCAGCAATGTTGTGAACAGCAGTACCAGCAGCGGCAGCCTGACTGCCAATCTTATTTGCAGTTTCATGGCCAACTCGATTTCGCCAAGCTTGAATACCTTTACGGCTTAAATACGAAAGGGCTGTAGTCACTGATGGATAATATTGACCATCCTCAGTGACGTACAGCCGCTTTCCGTTTTGACTTACTCTCTTAAGAGTCTTTGGTTCAAATAACTCATGTACAAAATTCATAATATAATCTTCTTTTTAATAGATAAAACAGTTCATGCGCACAGTTCTAACTCTTCACGCGCAAGAATATATTCTTTAACAAGTGTTGATCTTACAATATCATCAGCAATAAACTCAACGTGTTCAAAGTCTGACAGTTTATCAATCACCTTCATAAATTGGTGAATACCTTCTCGTTCATTTTTTCGTGTTAAATCACTTTGACGAAAATCACCACAAAAGATTACTCGACAGTTTTCACCAAGTCGTGTAATAATTGAGTCAATTTCGTGAAAGTTCATATTATTGATTTCGTCTACAATCACAATGCTATCATTCAGTGTTGTGCCACGAACAAAAGAGGTACAAAGAAAGTTGACAAGTTCTTTGTGTTTGAGAATATCATATGCGTCACCTCGACCAAACAGTTCGTTACAAATTGCTTGATAAGGCATTTCATAAACACCAATTTTATCTTGTTCTTTACCGGGTAAAAAGCCAATATCCCGAGTTGGTACCACACTTCGTACAATAGTTATGTTATTATATTCAGCACGGTTTTCATAAAACAGTTCTTGAAAAGCAAGATAGAGTGAAATAAATGTTTTACCTGTTCCTGCCATTCCATGGAGCAGCATATGCTTATCATCATCATAAGCATCGAAAGTTAATTGTTGACTCCATGTTTTTGGTTGTATTTCTTTTAATTTTAAGCCCTTTTCTGGAATGTGTTGCCTGTCATCAAGTGTTCCATTCTTACGTAACTTTCTTTTCTGCTTTTTTGTGAGTGACATAAGTGGCCTTTACTGTGAGTGAGTTTAAAAAGTGTTGATATTTGACCCCCTTCCACTTGCTTTCTTAATACTCTTAAGAACATCACGAAACCCATCATCAGGCTTTGAGCCCGAACCACTGATCATTGGTTGAGGAATGATTACTTGCTCGAGATGGGGATGATCTGCCTTGAACTCATCAAGTTGTGAGATTTTGAGATTGACCTCGAATTGCTCGTTGGTCTCTTTGTTTTTAAACGCGTAAGTAGGCATTGTTAGTATTTATACTCATTCAGTATTCACAGTCATATCCATATTCCATTAAGTCGTCAATATTATTCGATCTTAATGCGTTCTGGACTTTCTTTTGGTTACGATTCTTTTCAGGCGATTTACGGCCAAAGTCACTATATCGATGTTCATCACGAGAAAATGTTTTAGTTCTTGTATTGCTCATTGGTCCTTTTCCGGTAGTAGTTTTGGGAATGCTTCTCTTACAACTTTTTCCGTGATTCCCTTATACGGAAGTTTCTTATCCTTGACAGCAATCAACAGCTTTGCATCTTCAGAGTCAACTGATTCAAGTAATTGAATAAACAATGCTTCTCTTCGAAGATTACTGAGATCAGGATTGCCACCTTCAAGGAATAGATAAAGACGACGCGCTTCATTGTAAAGCATGTTTTCATTGTCCAACACTTCACACTCAGTATATGGCGGTTCACCAGGAGGAAGCGCAAACTTAATATTTGGATCATAAGTATATTTCAAAAGTGTTTTGAGTAGCGTGTTCGGATCGTGTGAACGAAGAAATTCAACACGCTTCTTTTGTGTTTTAATTTTTGATGCATCCTTTAAAATTGTACTTACTGATGGAAGCTTCATTTAAAATTCTCCAATTTTTTCTGTTAGATTTTTTAGTTTGTTTGCAATAAAGTAATTGAACAAACGACTGCGATCACGATCTGATTGATCATGGTATTGCTTCATAATTTTTTCTTTAACGTCTTCAGGAATCATATCAAGGTCAATTAATGAACGATTGCGATGCCAATTGCGTAGTTGTTCAGCATCAAAAATATCTTCTGGATTAGCACCGTTTAGCAATTGTGTCATCCATTCTTTCAATTTTTTAGATG